TGATTATGCGTTAAACGGATATAATTTTTTGGAGTCTGGGCATATAATTTACTACGACAGGTACATGGGTTATAAGTACGGAAACAGGCAAGGCACTGCATACGACGGTTATCAAACTCCAGATATCGCCATGAGGGTTATTCCGCATGAAGTAATAAATAATCACTCCGATCCTGCGCCGAGTACTTGGACTAGTCATTTTAAGATTCAGCAAGACTTTCTGCCCCCCGAAGCGGCTAGTCCTTACAGTATGCATTGGCAGGGAGATAATAAAAGTCATGCAACAGATTGGCAGGGGTATAATGCTTGGTATGGGTATCATTGGTTGGCTAAAGATGGATACGCAGATTCAGATTTTGAACCTTTTGATTATGGGCATAATAAGCCAGATGGGAGTGCTCCTGCTGGAAACGATTTACTAGGCATGAGAAAATTAGGCGGTTCCGTAGGTACTATACCACAAGAAAAAATAATCAATAATGTTCAAGGATACTATCCTTTAGTTAAAGAAGCTGGGCAATGGGTTATAGCTAGTGATCTATCTGAGACCGAGTGGATAAGACCAATACCTATAGGCCATTATAATAACACCGTAGCCACTAATAGGGGCTTTGGTGACTTTAATTTGTATGCCTCCGATTTTGTTAAGACGAATGGTGCGGGCTTACTATCTGGTAGTATAGAGACAGTAAGCACTTGGAGCGGTAATAGGTTTAACGGATTTTATAACTCATATTTGTCAGAAACAGCGGGCATAGCTGACATAGGGTACAGGCCAGAAAATGTAACAATGGAATGGCTTGATCATATAAGAGGCTATAAAGCCACTTGGTACTGGGGCTTGGATAGATTTATGGATAACCCTGTGTTAAAAGTAACTCCAAATGACGCAGAATACAAAGAGCACATAGCTTCAATTATATTAAATACTTACCCTAAAAGACTGTATATGCAGTATTTAGATTCCGTTAATAATGGAAGTGGTAGTGCGGTAATTAGGCATTATCAGCCAGACGTTAGGTATATAGAAAGAGAGAATAAAGAAACGCATGAATCAATATCTCACATAGTCGGTAGAAGCGATGCTGATTATGGTTCTATACTAGGAGGCTGGGGTGGTTTTACCTCTCCACTTGGCCATCATGGTGGAGTAGGGGATGGGACTGAATATGAATCCGCAAGTCCATGTAACGTGGTAGTTAATAATATTGGATATAGTCATGATAGTGGTAGTTACAATTTTAAGGCGCATCCAGCCTTAACGCACAATCCTGTACCACTCGTCGAAACTGAATTTCTTAAGAGAGAAGTTAAACACCATGAAGGTTCGGCTGACATGGCTAACTTGCTTGAGGATAGGGATGATGGAAGTATATCAGTAACTCAAGACGAAGACACGTCTGCGTATGACATATTTTTTAATAGTGACCCATTATATACTAACGAAATTGGAAGGGTTGAGTATGGATTCTATTTTAATAATGGATATAAGGTAGTGGGTTCTGGCTTAGGTGACATACATATGCATACATTTAGAGCTTGGGATTATGATGTTCCAGCTAAAAGGCAGTTAACTGGAGACGCTGGCTTGCCGTTCCAAGCTATTGTTGCTGGTGAAGACGACTGGCCTCCACATGGTCCATTTCCAGACCATGACACCCCCTTGCCAGTCGAGTGGTCTTATCCGTAGGATTTGATATGCTAGTTACTAAGTCAGACATAAAATACAGCGTAGCTCCCTATGGGCTTATAGGAGTTATACCTAAAGGGACAGAAGTTCTACCTTCCACTAACTTGCCCGAATGTTCAGAAGCTAAATTTTGGGCAAAGAATTGGAAAGGCATGACTGAAAAAGAAAAATCTTGGGCTAATAATTATGGGTTTTTGCTTTTTGAGGAAGAGGTAGAAAATAAAAGAAAATAAAAAAGTAATATGAAAAACCATTTAGGGGGCATCTATTACAAAGACAAAATAGTAAATATTGTAAGGGAAAACATCGGTAACAAAAAAAAAGCGTTAGAGGTTTGTTGCGGCTGCGGAATTATAGGAGAAACTTTGCTTAAAAGCTCCTTAGTAGAAACTATCACTTTTTCAGACATTCAAGATTTGTCAAAAGAACATGAAGACTTCATTCAGTCTGATGCATTAGATAATATTAATGGAAAATATGACTTAGTAGTATGTAGCCCTCCTTGGTATAATTCAGAAGAACCGCCTAGCCAGTTTTTATCTAAAAAACCCAGCATACTATGGAAGGATTTAGATTGGCAATTTCATAAAAAGTTTTACAAAAAAATTATTGATATTTTAGCTGAAGATGGGTCTTTGCTTATGACAAGCTGTTTCGGGGCTAGGCAACCCGAAGAATGGGTGGATATGTGTGATTTAAAAATTAAAAAAGTTTTTATTAATGAATCTCACATAAATAAGGCTACTGGTAATCTCTACCCTAGTAATTATATACTATGGTGGGCACACTAAGAAATTAATGAGAGGGAGGATTTCTTGTTTGCCTCCAACGGCTTCGGGGTCACAGCCAAGATAGTTCAAGTCTGTCCCTACTTCGCGCCAACCTTACAGACCCCCAAGAGATTGGTGGTCTCCTAGTCCGTAACATTGCACCTTAGCTGCTATGACAACAGCTTATTCGGTCACTCTCTTAGGGTCTCCGTCGAGTCCCTAAATTATTTAAAAGAACTACTTATCTTCTTTCACGATGTACACCTTCTGTCCATCGATAAAGACATCCCTTGCATAATGCACGGGTTCCTTTGTTTTAACGTCTACAAAGGATTCATACTTATAAGGATTATAAGTTACCTGTCTAAGCGTCTTAGGCTTCCTAGCTTTACGCTCCTCTAAAGATTTAACCTTACCTAGATCGTGAACATAACCGCGCACGGTTGCGTGGACGTTCTTCCGTCTGGTTTCTAAAACTCTCTGCCTTCCCGCTTCGCTAACATTAAAGTCTATGCGTCCATAATGGCCCTTCTTACCAACTATCCTTATGGCGTGGGTATGCTTTACAACAAGGCCCGTTTTGCGATCTCTCACGCTCAAGCACTTCTTATGTAAGTTGTAATATACCTCTACCGATTTCATTTTTTGTTTTTAATTCTTTGGATTAGCGTGAAGGTTAAGTCTTTTGGTATGTCTTCAACTGAAGTGTAACCTTCAGCTTTTTCGTGCCCTTCTTTTAATAGAACCTTCTGGACTGCTTCGAACGAAACATTCTTTTCTTTCATTACGCTCTTGAGTAGCGTAGATGGAGCGATTGTCTCCATTGGCGAGCTCTCAGTGCTTTGGTTGTTTGTCACATCTAGGTTGCCTAGTTCCTCTTGCCCAACAATGTTGATTTTTAAAAAGTTACGAACGCAACGAACGAAAGCTCTGTTTTCTGCGATAGGCCCAAGGAAGAACCGAGCAAAGCTTTGCGTGTTGTGTGGCGACGCGTCACCAATCGCTGAAAATGTCACCTCTTTACCCTCTGTCTCATAGTTTGGTGTCCAAGTGATGCTGCAAGTAGCGACCACATACTCTGGGCTTGGAGATGTAACGTCATATTTAACTGATGTGTAGCCTCTGATTTGCGCTAGCTCTTTAATACCCCCAAGTAAAATAATCAACTGGTGATCTTCTAATTTGGAAACATCAGTCTCTTGCGTCTTCTGTCTATTGGGTACGAGAAACTCTTCCTTTACCATTTTGCGCCAATCAACAAACCCATCATCAGTGAAAACATAATCTACTTTGGGCTGAGTAATCAGTCCATGATCGTCTCTTTCGATGGATTTGACTTTTTTAGCTGCTTGTTTTCTCGCTGGCATGGTTAGATAGTATTTCCTTTTTTAAGTTTAGTCAAACAATTTTTTTGAGAATTTTAAAATATTTTAAGTCTTTCCAGAAAAGCTTGGACATTTCGCTGTCTTCATGCAGGTCTACTGCCTCAAAAACAAGACTATCATCTAGCGTACTTGTTCCGTCCTGCGTGGCTAATGCGTACTCTGAGGGGTATACCTTCCCATTGGAAAGTATTTTTTTACATGATTGGTAGTAAGTTATTCCATTTAATTCCTCTTCGGGGTTTGATTTCTTAAAGTCTTCAATAGATTGGAACTCTTCTTTTTTAATTAAATTTAAATCCATGTATTCTAATTTTATTTTACTTAGTTTGTCTTCGGGTAGATCAGACATTAGCTGGAATTTGAATCCGAGTCTTCTTAGCATTCTTACGAAATCACTGTTGTTGTTCTCTTCTATTATGTAAATTATATTTACTTTATCTTTGTAGGGTGATAGTTGCTGCGCGTCGAATGGGGTTTTGGTTACTATACTGATTTGCTTGCTATTTATTCTGGATATAGCGTCCATGAAGATTTGAGGGTTGGGTTTACCCATGTCTAGTCTCATCTTGGTTTGAACTTCGTTATCAATTAAGCTCAAGTCATACTTAAAGATTGGTGAATCAGATAAGAAGTGTACGTTTTGCGAAGGGTAAAGCTCTCCGATGAATATAGTATCAAATTTTCTTTTTGATTTAATTTCAAGTGAAGTAAAAATAGCATCAACTATTTTCTCTGGGCTTATGGAATTTATTGTCTGTGGGTTTTCGCCATCAAAATAAGATGGCTTGCCTTCTATTTGCGGGCTTATTATTTTACAGTTTTCTTTTGCCCAATAAGGTTTAGATACTGATTCATGCACCGTGGAAATTAAGCATATCTGTTTTTTGTCGTAAGAAGAAGCTATGTCTGAGTTTATATTGTCAACTCCTACGTGAAGTAGACTATTCCTAATTAAGTATGCAACTTGGTTTTCCGTAGGATTGCTCGCTGGGTGACAGCCTCGGTAAGGGGATTCGCAATTTAATTGAATAACAGATATGTTTCTCGACTCAAGAACGGGCACTATTTCAGCCATTATCTCTTTCCAGTACTTGTATTTTCTTGAGTTAGGTACGCGAGAAACGTCTAGCGTTATGTAGCTTTGATCTTTCCCTAGTGATAGTGGGAAAAAGTCTTCGTATATGAAGGGGTCTGATATTTTGACTCCTGCATTAAGCGCGTATGATTCTAGGTAGTGCATTTTATGTCGAAGGCAATTTTGTCTCTTCCGTTTCTTGAGAAATTTGAAATCTTTTGAGTGTTTACATGGGGTAAAAATACTATATCGAAGAATCCTTTGTGTTCTCCTCTGCCTTCAAGTAGGAGTACGTCTTCCATTTGTGGGGAGTAGGGTATTGTCCTGTGTACGTTCTCGTTTCCTTTGAGGATATGAGCGTGCTTCATATTTGTTGCTACGTATAGGTTGTGTTCTGGGTATGTATTTTTAATTGATTTAAAAAGTCCAGTAGAAAGATACAAGTCTCTTTCTGTTTCTGGGATTACGTATAAGATTCTGTTTTCCCTTCCTTCGTCATCGAGTAATTCTTCTAGGTCTTTTTTGTTTTTCTCTGAATTTTCTTTTCTCGCTACGTTCCTAAAGTATTCTTCGATACTTTGCTTGCTAGCGCCTTTTTTGATTTCTTGCATCCAGTAAAGGTAACCTTCGTCTTCTTGATTTACGTCTCGATTGAGTATCTCTTTGTATAGGGACTTTATCCATTCTCCGTTATCTGAGATTTCCGGTATTTCTGCGTCTGGGTTTTTGGCTTTTTCTTCTAGCTTAAAATTAAAATCAGAAAATGGAGCCTTATCTATAAACTCTTCTATAATTTTACCTACAGATTTGGGTGAAAAGTTTTTAAGTGTCCAGTCTCTCGCCTTCTTACCCATGTCGGCTCTAGCTTTAGGTTTAATGGATATTACTTTTCGGAGTTGCTTGGCAATTGAGTTGGGGTTTGTTGAGGCTTTTTTGAATTCTGTGCCGTGTTCTCTGTACTCAAACCACTCAAGGGGTAATGAGTTGGCTTCCGGTTTACACATCTCCTCTCCACAACTATAATTAGTTACAAGGGTGATAAGTTCTGTAAGCTTTGCTTCTTGTATTGGTATTTCTTGACCACCAGAAGTAAAGGGGTGGCAATATACGTCCATCAAGTTATACACTTGGTTTAATTGGCGTTCGCCAATGCCGTGACCTACGCTTGTTGTTACTATTGATTTAGGGTCTCCACAAGCTCTGCATGGTCCCTCCTCTCCCTTGTAGTCTTGGACCGTAAAGCTGCCACAAGACTTGCATAGGTACGTAGTTAGGATGTCTTGAGGCTCAATTCCGTATTCTTTGGATAGCTTTGGTATTGACCACCCTTCGGTGAAGGAAGTATGTAGTAACAGCTTGGCAGGTACTTGGGGATTTTTATTTTTAAAAATTTTAAAACCTTCAAGTAGATTAGGTACTGACTTTCTGAGTTGATTCCTAAACACAAAGCCAATAATAAAGTCATTGGGGTTGATGCCAAAGGAGTGTCTTAGGTGCAGTCTTTCGTTTTCGTCGAGCTTAAAGAAGTATTCATCATCAACTGCGCCATGAACGGTTTTAGCGTTGCTGTAGCCCATTTTATTGAGTTCTTTAGTGGCGAAATCGCTCCAAATCCAATAGTTGTCTACTTTTTCAGCAGCTTGAACCGCTGTCGGCAGTATAGGTAGCGAATCCAAGGTAGTCCAAATTGCAGATGTAATTTTGTTAAACCACTTTTTATTTATTGCAAAATCTACTCCCCAAATATCTTGAACCGCTATATAAACGTCTGGCTTTTCCTGTTCTATGATTTTATCTATAGAGTGAGCGCCATATGACGCTGACCTTGCTAAATGGGGGTCTCTTTGGATATGTTCTAACTCAGAAGGATTGTTTGGAAGCGTACCTATGCTTTTCCAAGGGGTTCTCTGAAGGTCTTCTACGCCGTCTACCATTCCGCAGCAAAAGTGAGTTATCTCGTATTTGCCAGTTTTGTATAAATAAGTCAAAAGGGCTCTGGCATTTCTGCCAAAGCCTGTCTTTGCCAGAGCAAAATCGCTCTGAAAGAGAAGTTTCTTTTTTTTCATTACCACTCTAAGTCTTCGTCATCGTCTGGAACGGTTACTTTTTGCGGTTCATTGTTGGTTTCTTTTTTGAACTGCTTGTTTTGTGGCTTATAGTCCATCTCCTTGAAGTCAAAAGTTTTTCTAAGAGATTCTTGTAGGTAAAGTTCTAGGAGTTTCGACTCTGACCAGTCAAGCCCAATGACTACTGTATTTTTATTAGTTGAATCATCCTTGGGTTGCCAAGTGATTCTGTAGGAAAAACCAAGTTGGTCTCCTACTTTAACCCACTCGTCGCCTTCTTTTCTCTTTTTCCAGTAGCCCTCGAAGCTGATTTGGACAACCTGCTTAGATGATTGATGGTACGCTGAGAAAGAACTGTTTCTCTGAATGGCGTTAATGATCCCTGCCGCCTCATTGGCGGAAAATTTCACCATGACCTTGCCGTTGGGGTTATCTTTATTCTGTGAGAACGAGCCTTTTTTTGCTTTATCGTCCCAAGAGTGCTGTTTGATTTGGGACGACATAATAGACCCCTTGGCGTCTACCCAAAAAGAGCAAGCGGAGCCTTTGCTGCTTGGATTTGGCTTATAGAATTGTAACATGGTTAGAGATTAGGTTGTTTTTTAATTTTAGTCAAGATTTTTTTTGTCATTTTTAAGTTCACTGAGCTTGGTGTAAACCTTGTTATCTTGTACGGAGATTAAGTCGGCAAAAACTACATCATCTTTAGTGATTCCTTTTACTATAACTATCTCTCCTTCCTTGGGGTGTCCTCCGTTGAGTTCTTTGCTTTGGTCCATTTTATCGTTGAAAATCATTACTTTGATAGCATTAGTTTCGTCTGAGATCATGGTTCTGTAGTACCTGCTCTTCTTCGCACTCCTAGAAACTCCAGTGTAAGGTTTTTCGGCTACTCTGCCGATGAAGCATACTCTCTGATTTTCGGGTAGCTCTACCACAGTTGATAGCGGCGTTAGTCTGAGACTACCGTTGACGTATTGGTCTCGTTTTTGGGAAAATATGTCTATTAGTCTGGTGTTGTATGTATAGCCAAGTAGGTTGTTTTCATAGAACCAATTAGCAAAGGATTCTGATTTTTTATTTTTTAAATAAATTTGTTTATATCCTTCGCACTTTTTCTGTATAGTGTTTACTCTTGATTCCTTGATGAAATTTTTACCTTTTTCATCAACTTCTTGAGAGAGGTGCTTAACGATGGCTACTAGGTCATAGTCGAATTTTTCTCCTATAGGTAGGCAGAGGCGTTTTTCTCTAGGCGTTAATATACTCCAGAGTTGGGCTTCGTAAACTACTTTTGTCCTTGATTGTGAAAAACCTTCTAGCACTCCCGCTTGTATTAGTGGGCAGATTATACTTAAACCAAGGCCAGCTTCTTCTGCTGCTTCAAGAATTTCTAGTTTGTTTGAGTATTCGCTTTTAAAATTATTTAATTTTTCAATGGATTTATCTGAGATACCTTTAATTGAGAGCAGCCCGAATCTGATATCCTTGCCTTGAATTGAGAAATCCATCTCGGATTTGATCATGTGTGGGGGTAGTAGCTTAACCCCAAAGTGGTGTAGCTCTTTTTGGATTTTTGAGATTTCTGATATCGGGTCTGGCTCGTGCCTAGTCATTTGAAGCAAGCTCAATGCGAACTCTTTTGGGTATTTGTATTTCAAGTAGACAGTTGCCGCTGCAAGGGCAGCGTATGCAATGGAGTGAGATTTATTGAAGGAGTAGTTTGCTGAGTCCTCAAGAACCTTCCATAGCACATCGCCAATTTCTGGGTCTAGCTTATTACTTTTGATTTTTTCGGATATTTTCTTTTTCCAAGTTTTAACTTCGGATACTTTCTTTTTACCGACGATTCGCCTCAATATCTCGGCTTCATCAAGTGTAAAGCCGATCTTATGCGCCATTTTCATCATCTGCTCTTGGTATAGGCATACGCCACCAGTAGAAGATAAGATGTCGTCGAAGAATGGGTGGACGCTTTGCGAGTCTCCTGTTTCAGCGTATTTAGCATATTGATCAACGTAAGATAGTGCACCGGGTCTTGCTAGCGCGAGAACTGCGCTGAGTTCATCTAGGTTTTTCGGCTTCACCTTTCTGCAAACCTTAAAGTTCGTATCTGCCTCAATTTGAAACAGTCCGTGTGGCTGTTTTAGGTCTTGTAGTTGCTGGTAAATAAAGTCATCATTGAAGTCAATGTCATCAACTGTTATACCTATGGTTTTGCAAGCTCTATCAACCACAGAAACGCTCCTCAGCCCCAATATGTCAAGTTTTACACTTAGGTCTGAAACCCAGTTCATATCGTAAGAGCTAACCGTACTTTCTTTGTCTGAGGCCAACTCAGTTGGGCACGACTTATTCATCAAGTCGTATGATATCGATACTGCTGATGGGTGTACGCCTTTGTTTTTAACTAGGTTTCTTAATTTTAAGGCTACATTAAATGAGGTTTTGTTTTCGTCGCACCACTCTTTAAATTCTTCTGATTCGTCGTAACTTTCTTGGAGGTCTTTCACTGAGCCGAAGACTTTTGGAATCATTGCAGAGACATTATTCATCTCGTTTTCCTTTTTGCCTCCTACAATTTTTCCGCATTCTTTGATCAGCAGTTTAGTGGTGAGGGTGTTTAGGGTGAGGATTTTACTGGTTCTGCCTTTAAACTTATCTTCAAGATACTGAAGTACTTTTTGTCGATTATAGTAGCAGATATCTAGGTCCACGTCGCACATTAAGGAACCGTCAAGATATGTGATTCCCTTGATTTCTTTTTTCTTTGCTCTGATTTTAGATACAAATCTCTCGAAGTATAGTTCATGTTTTACTGAATCAATTTTTGTAACACCTATCAAGAACAGTACGATGCTGCCAGCCGCAGAGCCGCGCCCTAGCCCAGTGGGAATGTCGTTTTTCTTGCAGTAATTAATTACGTCCCATACCAATAGTATATAATCGGTAAAACCCAATTCTTCTAAAGTTTCTAATTCATATTTTATTCTATCTACATACTTTTGGTATTCTTCGCTGCCTTTTTTAAGCTTTAGTTTTTTAAAACCATCCAGACACAGTGCTCTTAAGAAATCAAAGTTGCTAATGTCTTCGCTGACTTTGATTTTATGTTTTTCGGTTTTTTCTATAGTGAACCTTGGTAGCCTTACTCCGTGTAAGCCCAAGTCGTAGTTTCCGAAAGATGAGCAAAATTGCTCTGCTGTTAGATTTGTACTTGCCATTTCAATTTATTCCAAACTTTTAGATTGAGTTTAAGGTCAACGATAGCATTATGTAGGTTATCGTAATCGTGATCTATGTTGAATTCCTTACCTAACCAAGTGAGGTTGCTTTTAATTTTCTTAAATCTAGTGTGATAGATTTTATATTGGTAAGCGGTGAAATCCATTTCTCCGTCGTAAGGCACTTCGCCTTTGATACCTCTGGCTATACAGTTCGTGTCTATCATTTTGGAGACAAGGTGCTTATAGTCCTTGCCCATGTATTTGTAAAAGTCTCTAATTAGGTAAAGGTCAAACCCAAGAATGTTGTGACCAACTACGTAGTCTGCGTTATCTAGCCAATCCATGACCGTGGGTAAAATGCCTTCTGGAGCAACGCCTTTTTTTTCCATGTCTTTTGGGTTGTACTTAGTAATTCTTGCTGCATCTTCGCTGATTTCTAGATCAGTTTCCCATTTAACATAAAAATCTTTTTCATCTACAGATTTGTCTCCTTTAACCTTGAGCATCGAAATCTGCCAAGGCAGATTGTGACACGAGTGTAGGCAAAGATTAAATGTTTCGCAGTCAATGAAGACTAGCTCTTTGCTCTTGTTAAATCTTAGCAGGTGTTCGTCCATTATCTTTTAATTCGGTGACTGTCGCTATCCTTGTGGTGTGTGCTTATTTCTATAAACTCTACATCTCCATCGTAGGCTATTAATTGATGAGGTAAGCCTCTGGGTATCTCTAGCGTTTCGCCTTCATAAATTATTCTTTTTACTTCTGTTCCTTCCATCGTGTCAATAGTATTTACCTGTAGCGAGCCTTTGGTTATGTAAAACGTTTCATGCTTCTCCATGTGGAAGTGCATCGATGAATTGTAGCCTTGATTAATTTGGAGTATCTTGCCGCAGTAATTTTCTTCTGGATTGTTCGCCATCCAGATTTCTCTACCCCAGTCCTTCTCTACAACTTTAGGTTGTCCGACTTTCCTTTCTTTCTGTTGCCCTTCTCTCCAGATTTCACCGCCAGTCTTTTTCATTGATTTTCCTTCCAGCTTTCGAAAGAGAACTCGTCGCTACACATATGTTCTATTTCTGGTTTATCTAGTGTGCTTCTGTTGTTGATGCATCTAAATGTTAGGTAAGCCTTGAAATCTTCTCTGTTTTTGTAAAAAATGCTTTTAGATTTCATGACCTCGTTCGAGTTTTTCTCCGCGTATTCTAGAACTCTGTTTTTGAGCATATCGTCAAAAGGTAGCCCGTTTGACTCAACCATTAACACTGGCTTGGTGAAGTCGAATTCTGGAACGCATGTAGAACATGCTAGCAAGTTTTTGTATATGAAGGAATCATAAAATGGTATACAAAGCGATAAATCTTTGTCGTCCCATACTTCTGCGATGCTTTTATAGTCTGTTCTTGGTGTATAGTAGAATCCTTCGAGCGAGGCTTTTGTGCTTAACTTGATAAGCTTTGCGTATCCTTTTTTATTTTTAACAAAAATAATTGCTTTGTGGGTTTTTTGTAATTGAGATTCATTTTTTTCAGAAAGGTCTGAGCAGACTGACATCCTTAAGCCAAAGGCTAATTTAATTTTGGCCTCCTTACAGTTTCTGTATGCTTGTAGGTAGCCAGTCATCGCGTCATCTACGAGCGGTAAGGTCTTAATATCATTGTCGTGGCATATGTCTATAATAGAGTCTGGCCCATCCTTTACTGATGAACCTTGGGCTTCTAAGGTTAGAATGCTTCTTCCTAGCGAATAATGGGATTTAAATATGGGTAGGGCTCTCATTTTATCCTTGATAGTGCGCTGGACAGCCGTTGTATTTCATTTTAACCATTTTGGTTTTAGCAGTCATTGACTCTATAAGCTCCTCTTTCTCAAAAGCGGTTTTAACTATGTCTCCTTTTTCGTTTTTGATTGCGTAGTATTCAAGTGGGTCTAAGTAAGGGCATCTCCATGTTTTACCAGCTTTGCAAAGCCATTGGGTCTTGGGGTTACCTGCCGCAAATTTTGATGTAGCCTTTTCTTCGGTAAAGTTATTAATTTGCTCGTATACAAAGGCCATGTAGTGTTTGAAGCCTTCCAATTGGTCTTGGGATGCTTCTACTTGTTGTACGGGCTGCTTAGGGAATCTTAGGAATTGGAACTCAGCTATGACGTTTTCAATGTCGGGCCAAATTTCTTTCGCAGCAATCGTGTATGCCATTGCTTGAAAGTTCGCTGTTAGCTCTTCTCCTCTGAATTTATATTTACTTGATTTATAATCTACAATTTTAACTAAGTTTTTGTTTTTATATACCGCAGACTTATCGATAAACCCTCTGCATTTGTATTTTGGGTCTTTGCTTTCGATAAGGAACTCTCTTTCAGCTTCTAGGTCTTCGCTGCCGTTCATCCAAAAGTCTGTATTGAGCCCGACTACGATCATGTCATTGCATAGGTCATAGTTTTCTTCATTCAACCTTCCAGCCTTTTTAAGGTGTTTAATTACTAGTCTTTTAACTGAAGGAACTCCGTCTAAGCCTTTGTCGATAAGTAGCTTTAAGTGTTTATCTCTTTGCTTTCCTAGAATTAGCTCGAAGACGAGGTGGCAGATTGTTCCACGCATTGCGCCATCGTTTTGCTTCTGAGGCAGCATTAGGTGGTAATTGCACCAGTAGCGCCAAGTGCAGTCTTCCAGAGTCTTCATTCTGGACGGAGAAAGTATTCTTTCTTTTTTACTCATACCAAGTTTTTATCTCTTTCTTTGTCATTTCTCCAAAATCGCACTTGGAGGGAAGTTTAATGTTTATTTGGTTTGGGTCAAAGAACTTTTTTAACTTCTTTTCAGCCTTTTCTGCCGCTAAGTTTCCTGCATTATTATTCTTCGAATCATCGTTAAAGGATACGTATATTTTGTCTGGGTCAGCTTTAATTATTGAATTAAGAACTTCAGTGCTGACATCCAAACCGAACGTAACTATCGAGTTTTTGATTCCGCAATCCCACAAAGCTAGCATGTCACCGATGCTTTCTACTAGGATTACTTCTTTTTTTTGTCTGATAATTTTAAAATTATTTTTCAATGGGTACTTCCAGCTAGCTTTACCACCGTAGTGTTTCCATTTGGGGCGTTTGTCGCTTCCTTCGGTTAGGTCTCTCCCTGCAAGACCGACAAGTTCGCTGTTGTAATTAAAAATTGGGAATACATATCTCTTCGCCATGATTCCAGCCTCAACTACTCCGCCCTTAAATTCTTCAAGGGTTTCTTGCGACACGCCTCTATCGATCCAATATTTGTGGTCTGGAATAATTTTTAATAAATATTCTTCTTTTAAAACCTTCGGGGTTTTTTCAGTTTTGTTGTTTTGGATTCTGCTTTTCTCGTTGAGGGTTCTTTCTGTGATTTGCACTTTCCCGCCGAGCCATTGCTTGGCTTCCTCCGTAGATTTCAGATTTAGAGACAGTTTAACTAACTCTTGGAAGGAGCCACTAATGTTGGCGCTGAAGTCGATAAAGTAGCCGTTATTTTTTCTTACGCTAAGGACCGTATTACTGGATGAATCTCTATAAATAGGCTTCATCCTTAACTCTTTGCCATTGTCGGTTATATTCGAATAACCAATTTCTAATAGTATGTCTTTAATCTCCTGCATTAGAATAATTCGCCGTCATTTGAGCTTTGGTCTTCTGCCGCAAAGTTTTCGTTTTCTGTGTTTACTATATCCCTAAGACTTCCTCTTTCTTCGATATCGAAATTTTCTACTTGGAAGTTCAAGAAGTTGTTCATGAACCTTTCTGATCCGTCTTGTAGCGTCCTTCTAATTATGTCGTGATGCCCAGCGGCGTCTTTACCTTGGAAGCGGGTTTTAAGGGGTATGAGTTTATGGGTTCCAAACCTGTCGCCGTCTTCGGCCATTTCTTCTAGGCTTTTGCGCCTAAAAATTGCCACGAAGCTGGCAAACCATTGTAGTCTGTCTGAAAGAGAAATTGCTGACGAGTCATCTACTAGGGCTCCTTGAGACCCTCTTTCGCCGCTTCGGTTCATCTGCATGGCGGTAATTATCGGGGCGTTAATTTCTTCTGACAGTTTTTTTAGTTTGTCAATTTTATCACCAATAGCTTGATGCTCGGCCCAGTTAGCTGCAACTCTTTCGCCTGTAAGTTTCACGTAATCATACGCCAAGATACATCTATTGCCTCTGCCGACTTTAGAGAAGTACCAGCGTCTTACCATCGAGCAAATTTGATCTATGTTTTTATTCCCCACAAAGAAGTGGTCGCATTTCATATTTTTAATTTGCTTAATTTTTGACCTAAAAGCCTTAACGTAGTCCTCTCTTTTTCTCCAGTTGCCAGTTTCAAGGAACCACATAGGTATTCCCGTTAGCGATGACGCAACCCTAAACTGGATGTCAACCGTGCTCATTTCTGTGTCAAGAATTAAGGCTGGTACATTATTTATCGCCGCCGACTTGATGAGCATGTTACTTATGAATGTAGTTTTGCCTTGCGCTGGCCTAGAAACAATTGCGTAAATATTGCCTTCTCTGAGACCGCCATACATTCTGTTGAATTCTGCGTATGGCGTTTGAAGCCCACTTTCACTTTCTGGTGTGTTTCCCCTTTCTTCTATTAGCTCTTCTACGTTTTCGAAAAGATTTACTGGTTCATCTTCTATCTCATATTCTTGCATTTTGTCTCCATAGATTTTATCGCAACTTGAAATTATGTCTGACAGGGATTCTGTTCCGCATCCTTTTGAGTAGTCTTGAATTTTTTTACCTACGCCATAAATCTCTCTTCGAATTCTGAGTTTTAGTAATTCTTTCGTTGACTCTAGCGTTGCTTCCTCTGTTATTTGAGTAAACGATATATTGTCTATGTACCTGTAAATATCTATTTCTTCATTGAACGAAATTCCTAAGTTCTTAATTTTCTCTGATAAAATTACTTTATCTAGATTCCCGCCATTGTTTAGTATGTTCGAAATAACTGAGAAGATTGTCGAGTGTACCTCATTTACGAAGTCTTTCTCGGTAATAAACCTCTGTACCTCTGGGAATAGATTTGAGTATTTTAATAACCCACCTAATACGTGCTTTTCTACTTTTAACGAATATATTTCCATAACAAACCGTGAGAAGACGCTAACTTGTTTTTTAAGTTAGGTCAAGAAAAATAAAATTGAGAGGGGACTTAGAATAAATCTTCTTCGTCGTCTTCGTCGTCTTCGATGATTTCGCAATCCTCCGCGAGGAATGAGTCCACTAAGTCTTCGACTTCCACTTCTTCGGTAGCTTTTGTCCAGCTACTAATGAAACTATGTAATCCTAACATAGTAATTTCGCTGTCTAGGTCTCCGACTATTTCTGGCTTGCCGTCTTTATTGACAAAGAAGACAATATATCCACCCGTTGTCCACTCGTTTAGGTTATGAAGGACTGATGGGGGGATCGAGCTTTTTTGGCGTTTTTTTTCGTCCATCCTTTAGTTATTACACTAATTTAAAGGATCAATCCGAATTTTTCTTTAAAGAACGTCTTAGACATTTCTCCTATTTCATTTTCTTCTATTTCTATTAATTTAAATTTATTTTTATCAAGCCATTCAGCTTTCTTAAAGTCTCTTTTTATCGAGTCCAGATATTTCACTCTGGAGTTACTGTGGAAAAATTTATTAAATTCCGAGTGCTGTTTTCCATTAACTTCTATGGCTACCTTTAAGGTGGCGTTAAGTAAGTCAACTTTCATCTTGGTTCCGTAAACCGGAAATTCTTCGTACACAACGTGACCTAGCCAAAAATCCTTAAAAAATTGTTTTACTCTGAATTGTATTTTTGATCTAGATTTAGAGTCCCAGCTAATGAGACACTTGGAGACGTTTTTGTTCTGGAGCTTGCCATAAACGTTATATAGTCTCATAAAAATTGGTGGAGGCGAGGGGAGTCGAACCCCTGTCTTTAAAACCATCTGCTCAGATATACTACAAGCTTAGTTAGTGTTAATTTTCGTGCTTCGTCACTAACAACTACACACGAGGTTGGAGGCACTTTATTTATACTAGACTCCTCGCCCTTCCTAGTTTTTTTTGCTCGTTATCGACGCCCTAGCTCCTTAACGAGCATCCAGAGTAGGACGGGTAGCTTACGCAGC